TATTCCAGTGGAAGTGTTGTAGCAGACGATTATGCATTCTTAGTTCGTCGTCGTGTACAAGTCTATGATCGTGAGACTGCAGATCTCCTGATCGAAATGCCCAAGGATTCGATCAACAACATTTCTGATGAATCTGCAATCGTTGCACGTTCTTTTGATGACATCACGGTTACTGGTGCAAACGACTTTACGATCTCTCTGCCTGCTGACGAACAGTTCCTGGCATATGATAAGGATCATTATCAATTGGTTTCTCTTGCACCTACTGCAGGTACATTAATTGATATTGAAAATAATATTACATTCAACACAACTGGTACACCCAGAACATCTCTGACTGTTTCTGGTCTTGCTGGTATCACTTCTTGCCGTCTCATTGCTTCTGTGTCTAAAAACCAGGCAGAGAAGAAACTGAAGAATGCTACTGAAATGGAAGTGATGAAGGTTGAGCGTACTGCCAACTCTTCAGATAACGTTAAGTATGGTCTGACCTACGGATCTTTGTATGGTACCCGTATTGAAGACGAAGAAATTTCGCTGGGTTGTACTGACGTTTATAGAATTCACGCAGTTTATGAATCCGCAGATGATAATGCTGCTGTGATTCCTAACCTGACAATGCAAGATGCTACCATCTTCCAAAAGGGTACTATCATTGAAGGTCAAACATCTAAGGCAAAAGCAAGAGTTGTAAACTTCAATCCAGTGTCTTATGTTTGCCACTTTGTGTATGAGAACGATTCGTTCTTTATCCTCGGTGAGACAATCCGTGGTTTCGATGCAAACAATAATGTCATTACTGGTTTGGTGAATGATGCTGAAGGATCCGTCAACAATGGTTCTCGTAACATTACCGATTCTTTCTTCCTCGATGTTAACCAGCAAGGACATTACTATGACATTTCTAAACTGATTCGATATGCTGGATCGACATCACCGTTGCGTAAGTTGATGGTTGTCTTCAACAGATTCACTCACGAAGCAACTGGCGACTACTTTGCATCCCAATCTTACGTCGGTATCGATTATAAGGATATTCCGACGGTCAAATTCAATGGTGAAACACGTAATCTTAGAGATGTCCTTGATTTCAGACCTGCTGTTACTCCAGTTCTATCTGGTTCTGGTACTGTTGGTAGTCCGTACTATGTGAACTGTGCATCTTTGGACTTCAAAGATCGTGGTTTCTCCTCTGGTGGTGTGGCTAATAACGCTACGGTCATTGATATTCCGAAACCCGAATCCGATTTCCGTTGCGACTATGACTATTATGTTGGTCGTATCGATAAACTGTTCCTGACTGATCAGCAAGAGTTCAAGGTTGTTAAGGGTATCCCTGGTGAAAAGGATGATATTCCTACAAACATTGATAATGCGATGCTTCTGGCAACATTCTATCACGAAGCATATGGTTATAGACCCGAAAACGTTCACATCATTCGGGAAAATAATCGTCGTTTCACGATGAAGGACATTGGTTATATTGAAAGACGTGTTGACAACCTCGAATATTACACCTCGCTGAGTCTCCTCGAACTCGAAACTGCTCAATTGTCCATTAAGGACAGCGATGGTTTCGATAAGTTCAAGAACGGATTCCTGGTTGATAACTTCACATCTTTCGATTCTGCAGATACTTCACAACAAGATTTTGCTTGTGCACTGGACTTTGGTGAAGGTCTTCTGCGTGCATCTCACTACACTACAAATGTTCCCCTCGAATTTAATGTAAATGCATCTTCTGGAGTTACTCTCCACGAAACTGGCACTCTGACTCTTCCATACGAAGAAACTCAGTTCATTGTTCAACCATATGCATCTCGTGTTGAGAACGTTAACCCGTTCAACGTGTTTGCATACATCGGTCGTCTTGATCTCTTCCCCTCGTCTGACGACTGGGTGGATAGCAGAAGAGCACCCGATCGTGTGGTGAACCTGGAAGGTGATTTCACAGCAACAATGCTGCGTCTTGGTGCTGACCAGAATACAGGTTTTGCTCCTGTTCAGTGGAACGCTTGGAGAACTAACTGGACATCAAACTCCAGTAGATCGAGTTCTCAGTTTATGCGTCGTGGTAACTGGCCGTTTATTAGAAGAATCAACAGAACAACATCTACAAGCGTTAGTTCTCAAACAAGATCTGGTCTTAGAACTCGTGTTGTTCCCAGAATTGACCGTCAATCTCTTGGAGACAATGTGATTGAAAGAACTGTGATTCCTTTCATCCGTTCTAGAAATATTGCATTTGCTGTTCAGCGCCTCAAACCATACACCAGATTCTATGCATTCATTGACAATGTTGACGTAAATTACTACTCAACTCCCAAACTGCTTGAAGTAACGAAGAACCCAGTTGACGATGTTCGTACAAATGACACACCATTTGTTACTGGAGAAACCGTTATCGGTCAACAATCTGGATGTAGATTGAAGCTTGTGAATCCCAATGAGGGATTTGATGATGGTCTGTCTCCTTACGACAAGTCGGAACTTCCTTCCTCTTATGCTTCTACCACACCTCTACTGAATATCGACACTAAGATTATGTCGGAGACGGTTGCTGGTGACTACTATGGTAACCCAATTGAAACCGAGATTCTGGTGGGTCAAACCTCTGGTGCTCGTGCTGTGGTCAAGAAAAAGCGTTTGGTTGCAAATACCAACGGTGACCTCAGCGGCATTATGTGGATTCCCAATCCTGCGGTCAATACTAACCCCAGATTTGCAACTGGCACTCGTGTCATCCGTCTGACAACTTCTGCTACAGATTCTCGCATTCCTGGTCAAGTTGACTCTGCAGCATCTGCAAACTATGTTGCATCTGGTATCTTGGAAACCAAGCAGCAGACAATTCTTGCAGTTAGAAATGCAGATCTTGTAAGAGATACTGTGACACAGAACCGTATTGTTTCTAGTAGCAGCACATCCACTCGTGATACTGGTTGGTACGATCCCCTGGCACAATCCTTCTTGGTTGAGTCTAAGGGTGGTGCATTCCTGACGGGATGCGAACTGTATTTCAATACAAAGGATGAAAGAATTCCTGTTTCTGTGCAGGTTCGTGAGATGGCAAATGGTTATCCAACCACCAAAGTTTTGGCGTTCTCTGACGTTACTCTTCTTCCCTCTCAGGTCAACCTTTCCGAGAACGGTACTGTTTCTACTAAGTTTACATTCCAATCTCCAATCTATGTGACAGAAAACCGCGAATATTGCCTCGTAGTTCTGTCCGACTCTAACGAATATAAACTCTGGATTTCCAGAATGGGTGAGGATGATGTGACTAGCGATAGAACCATCTCCGAGCAACCGTATGCTGGTGTTCTGTTTAAGTCTCAGAACGCATCTACTTGGACTGCTGACCAGTACGAAGACCTTAAGTTTATCCTGCATAAAGCAGAATTTGCTACTGGTACTAGCGGTACTGCAGTGTTCAACAACGCTAAACTTGCATTGGGTAACTCTGGTATTGCACAACTTCGCAATAATCCAGTCACCACCTTGAAACCTCAAGTGAAGATTGTTCTTAGCGATCACGCTGCAAACTTCACTATCGGTGCTGAGATCACTCAAACTGATACTTCACCTGTTCCTTCTGCGATTGTTCGTGAAGTTGTTCAAGGTGTTCAAGGTTCATCGAACGCATATATCATCGTTGATGATGTGAATGGCACCTTCCGTGAAGGTGTTGCTTCTGGTTCGTCGTTCATCTATAGATTGGTTTCTTCCAGATCTATCGCAAACATCACTTTGACTGGCGTTACTGGAACTTTCACTGTTGATGAGGCGATCACGAACGGTTCTGGTGCATCTGGTATTGTGACTAATTGGAATTCTGGTACTGGTGTTGTCACAATCAAGTCTGTGACTGGCACCTTTGCTGATGGTGATCCTGTTACCCAGGAAATTAACCAAGTTACTACTGGTTCTGGTACCATCGGTTCCAGCGGAGTTGCTCTGAGTGGTGATGACATCAACGATTATCCCGCTGCACCAATTTCTTACTTTAATGAAGCTAAGGAAATCACGATTGCACACGCAAACCACTGTATGCACGACGTTGCAAACAATGTGAGAATTAGCGGTGTGATCTCAGAAGTTGCTTCGACTGTAATTGACTCTGCCTATCATACAAATGGTATCACTGCAACAGATGGTGTTAGTGGGACATTCTCACTTCACGTTAATGACGCTGCAGCATTCCATACCGTTATCAACGGTGCTAGTGTTTCTACCAGTAATCCTGGTTATATTATAATTCGCGATGCTGAAATTGGTCAGCGTCATTTTGAAATTATTGAATATAGCAACATCTCTTCTGATGGTAAGATCATTACCCTTCCCTCTGGTTCCCGTGGTAAGGATGGTACTGCAGCACTTGCACATAGTTCCAATAGCATCGTTGAGTGCTACAACCTTGATGGTATCCCACTAACAGAAATCAACCGCCTACATACCCAAGTTGGATCTCCAACATTGGATAGTTATAAGTTGGCAGTTACCTCGGTTTCCAGCAGTGGCATCACAAATGGTGGATCTAACGTGACGGCAACTCAGAACATTCAGTTTGAGCAATTCCTTCCTCAAATTCAGATGAACCAGTTCCCAGAAACTGATGTCATTCCCAGATTGAACGTTGTTTCTGGTACTTCTATCAAGGATGGTGCAAATATTGATGATGCATCGTTCATTAACGATGGTGTGTATCTCGATTGTATTGCAAACGAAGATAACTACCTGACATTCCCCAAACTGGTGTGTTCACAAGTTAATGAAGATGCAAAGTTGAGTGGTTCCAAATCTCTCAATATGCAACTTCTGCTGAGCACCGAAAACAGCTCACTTTCTCCTGTTATTGACACCGATCGTTGTTCACTTATCACAACATCAAACAGAATCAATGAAGTTGCCCAAGGCAATAGTGATGCTGAGAAGAACGCTGGTGACAAGAACGATGCAGTTTACATCACTAAGGTGATCAATCTGTTAAATCCTGCAAATACTTTGAAGGTTCAGTTTGAAGCGTGGCGTCATCCTGAAACTGAAATTTATGTGATGTATCGCATTCTTCCTGTTGGTACTTCCCTCTCCTTCGATGAGATTGGATATACATATTTCAACGGGAACGGTAAAGAGAACAAAACAGTTCAAAAGACTGAATCGTATCTCCTCCGCGATCTGGAGTATACTCTAGAATCTTCTCAAGAGTTTACATCCGCACAGGTTAAGATTATTATGACATCTAAGAACCAATCATATGTTCCCAACATTAAAAACCTTCGCGTTCTTGCACTGAGTGACCTCTAAAAAATACATTCCAGTTGACGGACATCCCGACTTAGTTCGGGATTCCTCTTCTGGTGCCATTCTAAATACAAAAGCGACACCTCCTGGCACTGCGGCAAAAGCACGTAGAGCCAAAGATAGAAAAGTCGATGACTTGAAATCCGACGTGGATGTGCTAAAATCTGATATGTCGGAAATCAAAACCCTACTGAAAACATTATTGGAGACAAAAAATGACCGCTGATGTGACTGAAACTGTTGACCAGGAAAAACTCCTTGGTGATTTCAAAGCACGCTACCAGCAACTTCTTGAAGATAACAAGAAAATGGTAGAGCAAATCAAAGCAAACGAAAGTCAAGCACTCAAACTTCTTGGCGCAATCGAAACACTGGAATACCTTACACAAGGACCAGAAGTTGATAATGTAGACGCTGAATAAACTCTTGGACCCGCAAGGGTCCTTTTTTAATGCGTATAAATATCTGAGAGGCATATCCTGTCCGTCCACGGATACTTCCACCTGATTTCAAATGGCAAATAGAATTCAATTAAGGCGTGATGGTGCTCAGCAGTGGGCGAACATCAACCCAATCCTTGCTCAAGGCGAACTCGGAATCGAAATTGATACGTCACGTATTAAGATCGGAGATGGTGTTACGCCGTGGAACTCGCTGAAATATGAGCGACCATTAGAGACTGAATCGAACGCTGCTAATACTCTCGTTAAGCGTGACGCAGACGGTAACTTCCAAGCAGGTGCCATTACTGCTACGTTGATCGGTAATGCCTCTACCGCAACTCGTTTTGCCAACGCACGTCAGATCCAGTTAACGGGACAGGTTACTGGTTCTGGTTCTTTTGACGGTTCTGCAAACCTGTCACTGAACACTGACCTGTCGCTGATTACGACACTACCACATTACGATCCCAACAACCCCAACGCAGAGGCACTTTATACACGAGTTCGTGTTAACTCTCAGGGTCGTGTTGTTGGTGCTGAACTTGCATCTACCCTTTCCGACTATGGTATTACTGATGCTCAGGGATTGGATGCTGACCTGACATCTCTTTCCGATCTGACAACTGTTGGTATTCTTGTTCGCGCCTCTCAGGGCAACATTGTTACAAGAACGCTGACAGGCGGTGGCGGTAGAATCATCTTCACCGTTCCTGACGGTACTTCTCAAAACCCATTTATCGACCTGGCAGATACCACGGTTGTGGTGGGTTCTTACAACGTTGAATCTCTCACATCTGTTGGAACTGGTAGTGAGACGGTTAACGCTACAAGATTTACTGTTGATAGATACGGTCGTCTTACAGCAGCACTTACTGTTCCCATTGCTACAGCGACTGAAGGTAGTAAGTATGCCGCATATGATGCAGGCACTGCATATTCCCGTTACGATATTATTGAAGAGGGTGGAAAGGTATATCAAGCATATGTTGACATCAATGCTGGTGTAGGTTCACCTACCCATAATACTGGAGATGTAAGTGGTTGGCGTTATCTCGCCACAGCCGCAACCGAACAGAAGGGTCTTGCTTCGTTTGCACAAGAAGACTTCGATGTTGATGCTAATGGTCACGTTAGTATTGCACTTGGGGGAATTGATAATACTCAACTACAGGATGATCGTCTCATCTTTACCGACGGTAATACGGTTCAAGAGTTCCCCCTCGATAAAGAACTGACAACATCTAATGCTCATACTGGATTTGATTATCTTAATTACATCCACATCAATGACACTTCTGGCAATCTCCTCTTCTCTGCCAACAATGTTGATAACACTGGTGCAGGTGGCGTCGATATTAACGTTGACACCAATATTAGTGGCGCAAATATCATTCTTGATCGCCCTGGCACTTCTCCACTTCAAACAATTGAGAGGACTGCGGGTTCTCTGAAGATCTGGCACAATGTCAATTCTGCAACTGACAGAACTCTTGACATTGTTAGCAACAATGCTGGTTCTGGTACTGCGACTCTCAATATCACCGCAGACAATGACATCACTCTTTCTGCTACAGATGTAAGCAGCAGAGTCAACGTTGAAGACTTCCACTTCCAAGACAATGTTTTGTCCACCACCAACTCAACAATGGTGTTGGATCCGAACGATGATGACGGTGCAACTGGTCTTGTTCGTGTTCGTGGTGACCTCCAAGTTGACGGTACAACCACCACCGTAAACTCGGTGACAATGACCGTCCAAGATCCCATCATCACTCTCGGTGGTGAAGATGTTCTTACAAGTGATGACGGTCTTGACCGTGGTGTTGAGTTTAGATATTATGATACCCAAGAAAGATTTGGTTTCTTTGGTTGGGATGAAGATTACACGAACGCTAACATTTGGTCTGGCACTGGTGGCTATCGCTTCCTCTACAACGCCACCAACACAGGCGAAGTTTTCTCTGGCACAGACGCTCCTCTCATTGCTGGTAACCTCCGACTGACAACCAACACTGGTTCTACCTCCACTACAAGTGGTACCCTTGTGGTCACTGGTGGTGCTGGTATTTCCGAGAGACTGTATGTTGGTGGTCGTACGTTCATCAGTTCTGAGACACACGTCTATGACAACCTGTCTCTCCGTGCTGATGGTAAACAGTTCCTTGTCACCACTGCTGGCAGTCTTGTTAAGTTCAGTGTTGACAGCAGCACTGGCGACACTACCACTTGGGGTGAATTGTATGCTTGGGGTCAAACCCAGGTCGATGATAATGTCATCTTCAGACAGACATCATCTGAATCTGGTAAGACATTTGTTATTAAGAACGATACGACAGATAAGTTCACTGTTGATTACACAACAGGTAACAGTGTTATTGCTGGCACACTGAACGTCAATAATGGAGTTGACCTTGACAGCACTCTGAATGTTGATGGTGCTACAGACCTGAACAGCACCCTGACTGTTGATGGTGTTACTACTATCTACGACAGCACTTTGATTCAGGGTTCTGCCAAGACATTCAAAATTAACAATACTCTTGCAGTTCAAAAGTTTGCAGTTGCTTCCGATACTGGTAATACCGACATCGAAGGCACTCTGAATCTTGGTAACTACTTCCATCACGAAGATACCGACACACCCACAATTTCTACCGATGCCAACGATTACTTTATCATCTCTGGTGGCGATTATGGTGCTTTCCGTCACGATGGTGGTGGTTACATTGAGGGTGACACTCTCTTTAATAACGACATTTATATTAACGGTGCTATCAACCAGCGAGACCAAGGTTCTGGCACAGAAACATTCAGCACACAGAACTACCTGAGAGTACGATATAAGTTCCGTACTGGTACAACTATTGCATATACTCCCACATATGCAACTGATGGTAACTCCAACCTGAGAGTTTACGGTGGCGGTGGTATCGCTACCGACCTTCACATCGGTCGTGACCTGTTCATCGGTAAGTTGAACTCTGGCGATACGATCGACTTCCAAGTTGAAGGTTCTACAGGTAACACAGTAATCGGTCGTGTTGGTCAGGGTACAGCATCTGCTGGTACATTGACTGTCCACGGTGATGCAACATTTAACCGTGAAGTTGACTTCACTGGTTCACAGGTCACCGTTGGTAACGCTAACACTGATGTTCTGACTGTTAATTCCGTCTCCCAGTTCACTGATAACGTGACTGTTGATGGTGACCTGACTGTCAATACCAACGCATTGATCGAAGGTAACCTGACTGTCAACGGTACAACCACGACAGTGAACTCCACCACAATGCAACTGGACGATCCTGTCCTAACTCTGGGTGGCGACACTGCTCCTACTCAGGCAGATGCTAAGGATCGTGGTGTTGAGTTCCGTTACTACGATGGTTCTGCAAAACTCGGTTTCTTTGGTTGGGACAATTCTGCATCTCGTTATGCCCTGTTCCACAATGCAATCAACTCTAGCGAAGCATTCTCTGGTACAAGATCTGGTCTCGATGTTGGTTCCGTCAAGATCTTTGATACAACCAACTCGGTAACTTCCTCCACAGGTGCTCTCATCGTTGGTGGTGGTGCAGGTATTGGTATTGACCTGAACGTCGGTAGATACCTGAACGTTGGCAACACAATCTTCACTTCTGGAGATCTGGATGTTGTTGGCGACTTTGACCTGGGTGATGATTTCAGAATCGCAACCAACAAATTTACTGTTGCTGCTGCAACTGGTAACACTGTTTCTGCTGGTACTCTGACTGTTGCTGGTCAAACCACACTGCAGTCTGGACTGGGTGTGAGCAGCAATGCAACCATTGGCGGCACTTTAGGCGTAACTGGCGCTACAACGCTGTCCAGCACGCTTGCAGTGACCTCTGGTACAACGCTCAGCAGCACCCTCACCGTTGCTGGTGCATCCAATGTTAATAACACTCTGGGTGTCACAGGCGTAACCACAATCACCAATGCTTCCACTGCATCTACAACGGGTCAATTCACTGGTGATGGTGCTCTGAGAGTTACTGCTGGTGGTGGTTCTGTCTTTGGTAACTGGGTTGTTGGTGGTGACCTTAAGGTCTATGGCGATGCCATCTATGATGGTGACATCAACTATGCAGGTACTCAGACTTACACTGGTAAGGCACGTTTCAACAACACCACGGATGCAACTAGCGCAACCAGCAATAACGTTTCGTTGTTCACCGCTGGTGGTCTTGCAGTTGCTAAGAAGGCATTCATTGGTGATGACCTGAATGTTGGTGCTAGCAAGTTCACCGTTGATGGACCCACGGGTAACACTGCAATTGTTGGAACACTTGGTGTAACTGGTGGAACATCTCTGTCTACACTTACGGCTACAGGTGTTGCCGACCTCCAATCGACGCTTACTCTTGGTGGTAACCTGACGATCAATACCAATAAGTTTGTCGTCAACTCTGCAACAGGCAGTACCGATATTGCTGGTACTCTGGATGTTGTTGGTGCTACCAACCTCACATCTCTTGACACTTCTGGTGCTGTTGACTTCAATGGTGCCAACTACATTAAGATTACGAATTCTGGCGCATACTTCCAGAACAGTGGTCTGTCTCGTTTTGTAAATACCAACGATTCCACTGGATATAACAACACATCCGCTTCTGTTGCTATCTACGGTGGTTTGTCTCTTGCTAAGAGACTGAACGTTGGTGGTAATGTGATGATTGGTGGTAGTGCTGGTGTTAAGACAACCATTACTGCATCCACTGGTCACATTACAACCGATGGCAACATCAGTGCACAGGGTAGCGGTTCTATCGGCACTACACTGAATGTTGGCGGTGTCTTAACTGCCACTGGCGGTGTGATTGGTGATGTGACTGGTACTGCGACCAATGCAGACAACATTGACATCACAAACACAAACAATAATACTACGTTCTATCCAACGTTTGCTTCCGCAAACACTGGTCACACGGGTATGTTTGTTGACTCTGCAAACCTCACATATAATCCATTCTCGAACACACTGAGTGTTACCAACTTTGTCTCCACAACAAACTTTGAAGTCCAAGGTAACCTGACAGTTACTGGTAACGCAATCTATCAAAACTCGCAGGTTGGTGACATCAGCAACCACGATACCGATGATCTGGCAGAGGGTACCACCAATCTGTACTTCACTGATGAGCGTGTTGATGACCGTGTTGCTGCTCTGATCTCTGGTGGTACTGGCATCAGTGCTTCCTATGATGATGCTGGCAATCTGTTGACTCTGAGTGCTGTTCCTGCAGATTTGGATACTGATGACATTGCCGAAGGTGCAACGAATCTGTACTACACAGATGCTCGTGCTGATGCCCGTATCGCTCTTGCTGCTCCAAATTATGCAACCGCTGCTCAGGGCACATTGGCAGACTCCGCCACTCAACCTGGCGATAACATTAGCACCCTAACCAACAACTTAAACTTCATTGATGCAGCAGGTGCTCCTGTCCAGTCTGTCGCTGGCAAGACTGGCACCGTCACTCTGGTCAAGGGTGATGTTGGTCTGGGCAATGTTGACAACACTTCTGACGCTAACAAACCCGTTAGCACCGCTCAGCAGACTGCTCTGAATCTGAAAGCAAATCTGGCATCGCCTGCTCTCACAGGTATTCCTACTGCTCCTACCGCTGCTCAGGCAACCAACACAACTCAGGTTGCTACCACAGCATTCGTCCAATCCAATCTGACAGCATCGCTCTTGCGTGCTGCTCTGGGAATTCCTGAATATGCTACTGATGGTTTGGCAACAGCTGGTGGACTCGCTGCTGGCGATGTCTACTTCAACACAACTTCCAGCAAATACACTACGGTCTGATAACCAATGGCATCCGTAACAAGTAAAACCGAACTAAAGGAGTATTGTCTGCGTAGACTGGGCAAACCAGTTCTTGAAATCAACGTAGATGATACTCAGATCGATGATGCACTCGATTATACCATCGAGATGTTTCAAGAGTATCACTATGGTGGAAGTGAAAAGGTGTATCTCAAACATCAGTTCACTGCTGGAGAAATTACTGCATTCCAGTCAAATACAACTGAAACTGTTGGAAGCACAGATTATCAGACACAGAATAATTATCTCGCTCTCCCCGAGCACATTAGTAGTGTGAATGGTATTTTCACATTCCAAGATAAGGGAACTGCGAATATGTTTGATATTCGTTATCAGTTGAGATTAAACGACTTGTTCGATTTTACATCGACTCAGTTCTATCATTACTATATGATTCAAACTCACCTAGAGACTATCAATCATCTTTTGGAAGGTATGAAACCTGTGCGTTTCAATGCATCTCAAGGTCGTCTTTACATCGATTTCGATACTGCAACTGATATTCGTGAAGGCGAATTTATTGTTATTGATTGTGTGCGTGCTCTTGATCCTGCAAACTGGAGCAAGATCTATAATGTTATGTGGGTCAAAGATTATGCAACTGCATTGATTAAAAAGTATTGGGGAACAAACCTCACGAAGTTCCAAAATGTGCAACTTCCTGGTGGCGTCACCCTCAATGGAGAAAAAATATACAGTGATGCGATGGAAGAACTTACCGCATTGGAAGAAAAACTTCGTAGCACTTATGAAATGCCACCTCTAGATATGATCGGGTAAAATGCCACTTAATCCCTATTTCTCTCAAGGTACAACCAACGAACAACAGTTGGTTGAAGATTTGGTTGTCGAACAAATAAAGATGTTCGGCACCGAGATCTATTATTTACCAAGAACATTGGTTGACGAAGATCCCACATTTGGTGAAGATCCTATGTCAAGATTTGATTCGGCATATCAAATTGAAGCGTACCTGGAAAATGTTCAGGGGTTTGGTGGTGATGGTGATCTATTCAGTAAGTTTGGTGTTCGCATTTCGGATCAGGTTAACTTTATCATTGCACGTAAAAGATTTCAAGATTTGGTTGATGACAATGCAACCTTGGTTGTTGAAGGTAGACCCAACGAAGGGGATTTGGTTTGGTTTCCCCTTGCAGGAAAACTATTTCAAATTCAATATGTTGAGCACGAGCAACCTTTTTATCAGTTGAATAAGATCCACGTCTGGGGTCTAAAATGTGAACTCTACGAATACAGCAACGAAGATCTTGACACTGGTATTGCAGAAATCGATGTTGTTCAAACAAATAATGCGGTATCTATGAAGATGGTTATGGATCCTGGCGGATCTGGCAATTATGTAGTGGGCGAAGAAATTGTTGGCGATTTGTATCGTGCATATGCAACAGCAACGTTGAATGCAGACGCTGTGGATAGCGTAACTATCACAGACGGTGGCAACCACTATAATAGTGCTATACCGCCAACCGTTACTATCACTGGAGGAGGAGGCACAGGTGCAACTGCAACCGCAACAGTTAGTTCTACTGGTCTCGTTACTGGCATCACTATTACCTCTGGTGGTAATGGCTACACTAGTGCTCCATCCGTTGCGATCGACTACTCACCTAAAGACAACCGAGCAGAGGTCAAGTCCTGGAATAGTTCTACAAGAGAACTCCAGATAGTTAGTCGTACTGGAACATTTAATACCGCAGAGACGATTAAGGGTCTAACATCAGGTGCACTCTGGAGTCCTGAAACTTATAACACTCTAAATAATACTAACTCAGAATACGATCAAAACGAATTCTTCGAGTCTGAAGGGGATGACATTCTCGACTTCACACAATCTAATCCGTTCGGTGAGATCGGGGGTGCACAGTAATGCTTGGTACTTATTCTTATAACGAAATTTTTAGAAAAACCGTAGTTGCTTTTGGTACGATTTTCAATAACATTGAAATTCGTCGTACCAATGGAACAGCAACTGAGGTTATGAAGGTTCCTTTGGCATACGGTCCCAAGGATAAATTCTTGGCACGTCTTCGTCAGGTTGGTGATTTGACAGAAAAGGATGCTGTTCAAATCACTCTTCCCAGAATTTCTTTCGAGATCTCTGGATTCTCATATGATCCTGCAAGGAAGGTTTCTCCTACACAAGTGATTCGTAATGTTGATGGTGATAATGGAACTAAGAAAGCGTATATGCCAGTTCCATACAATGTTGATTTTGAGTTGGCAATTCTATCAAAGAATCAAGATGATGGTCTGCAGATCCTGGAGCAGATCCTCCCCGTTTTTCAACCAATGTTTAACATAACGATTAACTTGGTTCCTGCGTTGGGAGAGAAAAAAGATTTTCCAATTGTACTCAATTCAGTCACCTATGAAGATGACTATGAGGGTGACTACACAACTAGAAGAACATTGATCTACACACTGTCTTTTACTGCAAAGACATTCTTGTATGGTCCTGTTTCCGATGCTACAGATAGCCTCATCACCAAAGCAATTGTTGATACTGCAGCATCTGCATCTCCATCTGCTCCCAGAGAGATGCGTTATACGGTAACTCCAGATCCGATCAATGCGGATCCAGATGATGACTTTGGCTTCAATGAACTATACAGTGAATTTACAGATGGACTCTCAAGAAACCCAACAACAGGACAAGACGAGTAAGTTATCCAAATTTGAGGGGATTGAAGATGCATTGGATGTAGAAACAACTATCGTTCCTACAGAAAAAGCACCACTAGCAAAACCTCAAGAAAATGCACAGATAACTAAAGACTATGAGTATTCTCGTGGTCAATTTTATGCACTGATTGAAAAGGGTCAGGAAGCAGTTGACGGCATTCTTGAATTGGCACAGGAATCAGATTCCCCTAGAGCATATGAAGTTGCTGGCAATCTGATCAAAAACGTTGCAGACACTGCCGATAAGTTGATTGATCTTCAGAAGAAGATGATGGAACTAGAAGAAGGTCCCAAGAGTAAAGCAGCGCAAAATGTTACCAACAACACTATGTTTGTAGGTAGCACTGCAGAACTTGCCAAGTTTCTGAAGCAACAGAAACAGAATGATAAATAGTAAAGAAACAACCTAAAGATCAATGGATAGAGTACGTGTATTGGCAACTGAGGTTACTCTTAGTGCCGCAACAAACCTGAGTAAGGCAACTGCCGTGCGTGTCGTAAATGACACTGCTGCCACCATCGTGCTCATCGTTGATGATGGCGCTGTTGTTACCGAGCGTGGTGGCACGGATAAGTATGTTGCTCTGGGTAGCAGAAATGTCAGCATCGAAGCAGGCGGTGTCCTTTATCTGGAAAAGGATCCTCTGGAGACAATCGATGGCGCTGGTCTCAAGTGCACTAAAGTTGCGAGACAGTGATGGAAAAAGATCTAGGTGCTGATCAAAAGCAACAGCAAAAGGCACAACAACTAAATAAGCAAAGACAGACTCTTGATAGAAGACAACTTATGATCAATATGCGTAAGTTGCAACTTCAACGCAAGTCTGTGCAGCAGGCAGGTGCTGGCACAGATATGCACCTGCAAACCCAGTCTTTCAAATCTTTTGGAAGATTTATTTCGGAGAGGTCGAATGGCTGAACAACTAGAGAATGGTACCTATCAATGTCAATACTGTGGTTTGACATCCCCCAAAGGACATTGGCGTCCGAATGCGTGGATTGAGAAGCACGAAGCAAATTGTCCTAGGAATCCAAAGTTCAATAAGAAAAAATGAAATCATTCAGTCAGTATATTTTAGAAGGCGCTGGTTGCTCCAAATGTGGTTGCGAGAAAGGCAAGCGTAAAGAAAAGTGCGAATGTGGTTGTCATAAGATGCCTGACGGTTCTTATATGGAAGGTGAGTCGCATAGCGAATCTTACACCATCAATCCCAAGGCACATAGACAGCAACAGCGTGCTGCTAAGATTAGAAATCTTGCTCAGAAAGGTGCCACCGAGGGTGAGAGATCTGCTGCTGAAAGGAAAACCAAAGGTCCGAAGATGTTTGGTGAAGGTGCTGCTTGGACTCGTAAAGAGGGGCAAAATAAAGAAGGTGGTCTCAATGAGAAGGGTCGCAAGTCTTATGAGCGTGAGAATCCTGGCAGCGATCTGAAAGCACCACAACCCAAAGGTGGTCCTCGTAAGAGGTCTTTCTGTGCAAGAATGTCTGGTATGAAGAAAAAACTTACCAGCAAGAAGACTGCTAACGATCCAGATAGCAGAATCAATAAGTCCCTCAGAGCGTGGAACTGCTGATGAAATCCTTTAAGAACTATCTCTCTGAGAGCATCAACATCTCAGGCGACTTCAACGGTAACCTCTATATGGGGTCTGCTCCTGAACCCGTACAAGAAACGTACGAGGCAGATATGGAGTGGAACGGAGAACTGTATCGTATTCAGGTACAGTATGAAGGTAAGATTCCTCAGAGAAATGAACTGACCGAGATGGTACAGTCCGAGTATCCTGGTGCCATCATTCAGAATGTTTATCCTCTGACTGAAGGTAAGAAGATTGTTTCCAGTAAGAGGATTGCACACGATAGCGAGTGGTCCTGATAAATGAAAAACTATATCATTGAAGATCAATTTAAGTTACAGGTTGCTCGTGGCAAAATCAAAGGAGCAACAGTAATAAACATCTTTGGTCATAACAACTCCCAAGGCACAGATTTTAGGACTGTCTGGGAAAAATCAGACACGACTGGATTACTGAAACCAGCATCTGCTTTACAGATGACTGTTACCAGTGACA